ACGCGCAGGGTGGAGTTTACGCAAGCGCGGGTCTGCACGCCTACGCAAACTCCATCGTTAGCAAACCGACGTTTTTTGCATTCGCAAACGGCGGCATTCCAAATCTAGGCGTTATGGGCGAGCGAAACGGCGGAAGCCCCGAAGCGATTATGCCGCTTACCCGCACAAGCAACGGGGATTTGGGCGTAAAAGCACAGCTTGCAAACATCAAAATCGAGGTGATCAACCAGACCAAAGAGGACGCGCAAGTAACCAATACGCAGGTCAGACAAGACCCCGAAGGCTACGTAGTCTCTCTTGTAATGAGCGGATATGCAAAGAATAAAAACGGCATAAGAGATATGCTAAGAAAGTGAGGAAATAATGGCGCAGGTGACTAAATTTACGATAGATCCAAATCTAAGCGGAATACAGCTACGAACGCAAGCTAGCGAAATGCTAACGGCACTATCAACGCTAAACTCGGGCGATTTAGGGCCCGTAAATCCTACGGGAGGAATGCTATGGCTGGATACCACGAATAATATCTTAAAAATTCGCGACAAAACAAACACCGCGTGGTTGGACTTTGCGAAAGTAAACAACAATGTCTTGGCGGCGAATGCCACCGACAACTCTACCCCAAACACTCTTGTATCGCGTAATGCCGACGGCGATTTTAAAGCTCGTCGGGTCACGGCGGGGAATTTCCTCACGACCGAAAAAGCCCAAGACGACGCAATAGACGAAAATAGCGAAATTTGCTATCGCACAGCCCAAAGCAGCGAAGCCGAGCCGAAACAGATGCGCTTCGCGACGCTCGGCAAAATCATATCCCTGCTCAAAGTGCAAGCGGCTACGGAGGCGAAGGCGGGCATCGTAAAAATCAAAAAGCAGATCGGGAATACTCCTACGGACGATGTCGTGCCTACGGAAAAAGCCGTAGCGGATGCGCTAGCGAAAGGTTTTTCAAATTCAAAACTACAAAACGGGTATACAAAGCTACCTAATGGGATTATAATGCAGTGGGGGATAGCGAAAGACGTTCCTCAAGATCAAAGAAAGCCTATTACATTTCCGATAGCGTTCCCCAACTCTTGTTTAAACGCCAGTGCAACATACATTTCGACTCCAGAATATAAAGAAGTAGGATCGGCGGCATACGTAGCAAACATAAAAAAAACGGGTTTCGAGGTGGAACATCAGGTTATTAATCCTCCATATGAAGACACCATAGATATATACTGGCTAGCCATAGGATACTAAGAAAAGGACAGAAAAATGAAATACGTTCATTATGATAAAAACTCAAAGATTCTAGGATACTACGATAGCGAAATACACGAAAACATACCCGCTCCTAACGTAGAGATGAGCGAGGAGCAATGGGTAAAAGCTCTTGATATGGGGGCTACCCATATCGACCCAAAAACTCTTGAGCCTAGCATAAAAATAGAGGAGCCTCCAATCGAGCAACTACGAGAAGCAAAGACCGCAGAGCTTGCGAGATGGACCCATTCGATGGGCGATAGTTGCAAAATCAACCTCAAAGACTTCGGGCTCATCAACGGCGGGTATCGCTATCTGCTCAATGTCGAGGCTATGATCGATATATTCGACAGCCTCGAAATAAGGGCATTCCGAATGTATGACAACTCAATGAAAAAGATAAACGGACAAGAGGAGCTGAAACGCATTAAAAAAGCCATTCAGATCGGAGGCCAAAAACTCCACACCCTCAAATGGCAGTATGAACTCAAAATTTCAAAAGCCAAGGATAAAAAAGAGCTAGACGCCATAGTATTTACCGATACGATCGAGGTGGCGCTATGAGCTACCTTTTGATATTTCTCTCGGCATTTATACTTGGAATTCTCGCCTGCCCGATAGTGATTTTTCTAAGGGCGCGCAAATGCGACCAATGGGATCATTCCAATATGATGAATATTCTTCGGGTGATCGCACACCTTGCGACACACCCTGATGACTTTGCGAAATTTCGCTACGAGGACGGCTCAAAGCCTTTTTGGTATCTGCTCGGCGATGAATTCGCGGACATAGTCAAGAGCCGCCCAAAGGAGAGACGATGAACTTTAAAATTTACCTCGGAATCATCGGCTTGCTGATCGTAGCTATCCTTGGGTTGCTGGCCCTAAATCACTCCCGAGCGGGCACGATCGAGGATTTGCGAAACGAGCTTGCCGCCGCTACCGCGCAGGGACAAATTTACGCCGCAAATCTCAGCGAATGCAACGCGCGCATCGATCTACAAAACGCCAAATTTAAAGAGATCGCTCTGCAAAACGAAAAGCTTAAAAATGCGGAGCCGATCATTAAAAAAGAGGTACAGACGAGATACGAAAAAATAGAGGTGCCAATAAAGGATAGCAAGTGTGAAAGCAAGCTTAAATTTTACGAAAGAATTTTTAAGGAGCTTAGCAGATGAAAACGGCTCAACTATATATGCCGCAGTATTCAAAACCTCTGCGCAAGACGTTTTTGATGGATAAAAACTACCAAAAAGAGCTGGCTAAGCATAAGCGAGAGTATATCATCAGATTTTTTCTTTTTCTGATAGGGCTGGCGCTGTGCGTTTCTCTTAGCGGGTGTGCGAAGCAAGAACCCATAGTAAGGACGGAATATAAGGACGTCCTCGTTCCGATAAGGTGCAAAGTGAGCCTCCCTGCAAAGCCTAAATTTGATTCAAGCAATATGCAAAGCGCGGTCGAGCTGGCAAAATACTATCAAACCTGCGAAGCGCTCCTGAAGGAGTGCGCGAATGTGGGGGATCGATAAAGAAGTGTGGAACTACATACTTGTAGGGATCATAAGCTTTTTGGGCTCGATGCTCGGTATCGGTAGCGGCAATATGAAGCTGCGAGGATCGGGCGGGCAAAAGGTCATATCGTGGCTGGTAGCGGTGGGCTCATCGATGCTGTTTGCGTTCGTGAGCTACGCGGTGCTGAGCGAGTTTATGCCGGGCAGCCCAAAAACTTGCATAGCTCTTAGCGGAGCGGTGGCTTGGTTTGGCGCCGATTGGGTCAGAGCAAAGATAAACAGCTTCTTGTCAAAGAAGATTAAAAATTTAAAAGATATGGATTTTGAAAGGGAAAATTATGAGGATCAAGATAAATAGATTTAAAAACATTCACGACGGCACGATTGGGAAACTAACGATCACGGACGACGGAAAAAGGCTTTTTGAGTGCTTTACCCTTGAGCCAGCGGGCGGCGATACTACCGAGCGTGGCAAGGATAGGCGGATTCCGGCAGGGCGTTATAAAATGGAGTGGCACAATAGCTCAAGACAAAAACGGATGTGTCCACTTCTATACAGCGAGCTGGTGCCGAAAGAGCGCTACATTCTCATTCACCCCGGCAACTTCCCGCAAGATACGGCAGGATGCGTCCTCGTAGGCGACGGCTTCAACGCCGCGGGAGTTACGAACTCGATAAGAACCTATAACTCGTTTTTTAAAATTTGCACGGGCAAACACATAGAATTCATAGAGATCACAAACGAGGAGGGGATATGAGCCTGCTAGAAAATATCAAAGCTCACGAGGGATTTAGCGCGCGAATATACAAAGACAGCGTAGGCAAACCCACCGTGGGATACGGCTTTTTGGTAGCCGCTCTTAGCCCTGACGAACTCAAGCTCAACGGCGGCAAGGTGGAGCCGATGAGTAAAGAGGTAGCGGAAAAAATCCTAAATTTGAAAGTTGCTAGGCTGCGAAAGCGAGTGCCGGAGTGTTTGCCGTGGCTGGCTAGCAAGCCGCAGAGCGTGCAGGATACCATCCTCGAAATGGCGTATCAGCTAGACATCGCAAAGCTGCTTGGCTTTAAATATACTCTGAAATGTATCGAAGCTGGAGACTACGCTCAGGCGGCAAGAAACCTACGCGCAAGCCTGCTCTATCGCCAAACCCCAAAAAGGGTTGAGGATTATATAAAGGGGCTTAAATGAATACCTACCCTACTACGCCGCCGATAATCGTTGGGTCAACTAGAACTATACGGAACCCGACCTATCGCAGCCAAAGCGAGAGCGGATATACCTTTAGCCGCAAGAAATGGACGCGCCCTAAAGCGTCGTATTCGCTCAACTACCCAAGCGTAGATCAGGATGAGCTTAAAATTTTGCAGGATTTTTTTAACGCAAATCAAGGGCAGAAGTTTAAATTTAAATATCCGTATGATGAGGAGAAAATATGCGTTTTTACGATGGACGAGCTGCAAATCACGGATAACGAGGGCGGGTATAGCGCCGTTAAAATAGATTTGGCGGAAGTATGAAACTATCTACTATTAAGGATTTAAACGACATTTCAAACGGCGGAGTTTTGCTTGTCGCACTTGAAATTTTTATCCCCGACACCCCAGTGGTGCGCGTGATAAACAATAGCGAAAATATCATATTTAAGGGCAATGAATACGTGGCGTTTCCGTTTAGCATCGGCGAGCTATCGGCGGCTAAAGGAGAGACGCCTACGTTTCAGCTTCAAATCGACAACACCAGTCGCGCGATGCAGCAATACATCCAAGCGTATGATAACTATCTTAAAACTCACGGGGTGGGGAATTCGGCGATTAAGGCGATCGTCTACGTCGTAAATTCAAACGATTTGGATGAGGAAATTTTTAGCGAAAATTTTGAGCTCACGGAGTTTTCAAGCGATAGCTCCTATGTAACCTTTACGCTAGGCACCAATAGCCTTTTTAGTATGAGCTACCCACCCCGAAAGATGTATAAGGACTATTGTATGTTTGGCTTCAAAAGCGAGCAGTGCGGATATAGGGGCTCGGACGGCAGCTGCAAAAAGACCCTGGCCGATTGCAGAGCCAAAGGAAATTCCGAGCGCTTTGGCGGATTCTTGGGTATTGCGGGAGGATATAAACAATGATACGTGATCTAATCGGCACGCCATTTTCACAGATGGATTGTTTTGCGCTGGTGCGAAAGTGCTACGAAATCGAGCGAGGCGTGATCATCCCACCGGCAAGAGCTCCTCACGATCGGGCAAAGATGGTTTTTGCGGAATTTCTTGATGAAATTTCAAAGCGCTGGCACCGTGTAGAGAAAAAAAGCGGCGTCTGCGTGGCTTTGCGATACGACGCGGCGCATCCAAAAATCGTAACCCACTTCGGGTATATGATAGACGAAAACCATATCCTCCATACGACGACGCAAACCGGGGCTATTATAGAGCCGCTTAGGAATTATGAAAAGCTAGTGGAGGGGTATTATGACTACGAATAAAATCATTACTTATCACAATGTGCTTAACCCTCTAGCGCGCACGATAGAAACCAAATGCGATTATAAAAATATCGATGAAATTTTAAAAGATTTGAAATATGATAATGAAATTTACGACCTTGTGATCTCTAAAAATAGCGAGATTATGGAGGGCTTTTTCGAGATAGAAGCGGGAGACGTGATAAATATTGCAGTAGTGCCTAAAGGCGGCGGCGGAGGTGGAAAGCAAATACTGGGTATTGTCGCAATGATCGTTATCACGGTCGTATCATACGGCGCAGGCGCAGCATACGGTGCGGCGCTCGGTAGCGCCATCGGGGCGAGTGCGGCAACGGGCTCCGCAATAATCGCAGGAACGATAATGGTCGCGGGCGGGCTACTTTTAAATGCCGTGATGCCTATGGCGAATTCCAAACTTAGCGGCTTCGATAGCCAAACGTATGAGCGCTCCAATACCTACGGCTGGAACACGCCTACAAATCAAGTCACGCAAGGAGCCGTAGTGCCTAAAATTTACGGCACGCATAAAATCACTCCGCCGATGATTGGATCATACATTGACGTAAAAGACGACAAGCAGTATTTCAATGGGCTATACGCCCTAAACGACGGAGAGATAGAGGACGTAAAAGAGGTAAAGATCAATGGCGAGCCGATAGGGAATTTCGCGGGCGTAACACACGAAATAAGATACGGCGACGACAATCAGGCGATAATTGACGCATTCAATGATACGCGCGTCAATAAATACGTAGGCAAAAAGCTAAATCCCGATATGAGCTACTCTCTGTCCGAAACTGAGGGAAACGCAGTAACGGGATTAAAAATAACCCTAGCGATGCCGAATGGAATTTTCTACGCTAACGACCAAGGCGGAATAAGCGGGTATAAAATAAGTCTGCAAATAGAATATTCACCTAACGGCACGGATTGGACCACTTTAGGCGAGAGAAAAGTAT